AAGGAACTTGGTGTAGCAATCAAGTGGGGTGCAGCTTGGTCAGAGGGTGACATTAGATCTTACCCAGGTACAGCTGAGGATGCTATGATGGCCTATGTAGATCTTAGAAGATCTCAAGGTCGTAGACCATTTATTGATGGTCCTCATTTTGAACTTATGTAATTCGGTGACAAGGCATTTAATTACTCAGACGTTTTTAAATACTGTAGGGGTAAAGAGTGAGTCACCCACGTTCCCCCTGCTTTAAAGGATAGTAAGATGGCGATACCCGAAAGAGTCAAGACTAAGATGAAAGACGCTAACTTGAAGGGTGTCAACAAACCACAACGTCTTAATGATGACAGTGGTAAGTCTCATCATGTTATGGCCTCCGAAGGTGGTAAGTATAAGTATATCAAGTTTGGTGAAAAAGGTGCATCAACTGCAGGTAAACCTAAAGCTGGTGAGTCTGATAAGATGAAAAAGAAACGTGCTAGCTTTAAAGCCAGACACGCTAAGAATATTAAAAAAGGTAAAATGTCCGCAGCTTACTGGGCTGACAAGGTTAAGTGGTAATGTGGGTAGCTATCATCTTTGTTTGCACTAGCCAGATGGCTACGTCCTGTGAGGTACTTGCGAATACAAAAGAGATGTTTTACCTTGAGTCTGAGTGCAAGAGTGACGCAACAAAAATGGCTAGTTACTTAATAAGCCAGGGTGCAGTTGCAGTACCTCTCTGTTTTAAAATAGGTGAATCAGCGTAATGCAAAAGAAATCTACAGTAAATGCAGCCGGTAACTACACTAAACCAACCATGCGTAAGAAACTTGTGGCTCAAGCCAAGGCAAGTTCAAAAGGTGGCAAGCCTGGACAATGGTCTGCGAGAAAAGCCCAGATGGTTGCTAAACAGTACAAAGCCAAAGGTGGGGGCTACAAATAATGAAAGCTTCTCAAAAATCGCTTAAGGACTGGACGAAAGAAAAATGGGGAACCAAGAGTGGTAAGCCCAGCGCCAAAACTGGTGAAAGATACTTACCTAAGAAAGCAAGAGAAGCATTATCTCCTGCAGAGTATGCAGCTACTACAGCAGCAAAGCGTAAAGGAACTGCAGAAGGTAAGCAGTTTGTAAAGCAACCAAAGAAAATTGCAGAGAAAACAGCAAAATTTAGAGCAGCAGAAGGTGGACTAGCTATGAAAAAGGGTTATCATAAGATGCCAGATGGGAGTATGATGAAAGACTCTGATCATAAATCTGGTTACATGGGTGGTGGTATGGCTAAGAAGAAGCCTACTGTATCTGGTTATAAACACGGTGGCGTGGTTAAAGCAAACTGTGGTGCATCAATGCAAGCAACTCAAGGTAAAAAGAAATGAACTTTCTAGATTACAAAGACGAACTTGAAAAGCATGGTTATGTCGTAACCGAGGAAAATGTAACAACTCGTATGGGTGACGTACTAGCAGCTACTGATCCTTACGGTCAGATGTGGTGCGTAGATTCTAAGGTTGATGAGATCCTTACGATAAAAAAAGTCCGTGCTCGTACTGACAAGGGACACTTTGTAAAGGATGATCCCACTACTCCTGAAAATGAAGCTTGGACTACTAAAGTAGCTAAAAAAGTAACTAAGTCAAAAGGGAAGAAGTAATGGCAAAGATGTCTCTTAGAGAGTGGATCAACTCTCAGCAAAAAGCTAAAGGAGTTTCTACCTCTGAGGCAAAGAAAGATGCAAGTAAATACAAAAGTATTTCTGCAGCTAAGAAAGCTGGCAGTCTTTATTACACAGATAAATCTGGTAAAACTAAAATTGCAGCCTATGCTTCTGATTTAACTAAGACTGACAAACCTGCCGCACCTAAAAAATCTCTACGCCCAAAAGCAAGACCTGCATCTGATGTAAGTGGAGTTAAAACAGAACCAGTAGAAGTTAAGAACCTTGTCAAAGGTGGTCGTGGTGACGGTCGTTCTGAATTAATGAAGCGTAAAATAGACATTGAGTCTCCTACTAGCCGACAAAGAAGAAACGAAGAAGTTAAAGCAGGTTCCAAAACTCTAGCTGATATGAGGGCATCTGGTCTTAGGGCACCCAAGTTGTCACCTAGGGGCAAAGCTGCTACGGCTAAAATTAAAGGTGCTGTCACCGAAGAGCTTGCGGCAATGGCCTCACGTGCTAAAAGGTACACTAAAGAACGCTGGCAGAATATGAGTAGGGCAGAAAGAATTAAACTTGGCTTACCCCCTTCTCTTAGGGAAGTTGCAAAAGGTAATGTTCTTTTCAAAGGTCAAAATAAAACCAGACGGGGTACACGTTAATGTGTAAACTTTATGGAGATGTAGTGACTATTAACAAACTGTTTACAGCAACCCGTAAAAAATCAAAGAAGTAGTAAGTTATGCAACAGAATACTCGCACTTACACTACCGATACGGAAGCTCTAACTGTTACCGCTACTGCTGGCGGTGCCAGTGCTAATGTTATTTATACCTGCCCTCCCTTTCACGATGCTACTATTGATTTCCTGCATGTAAGTAATGGCGCTACTGCAGTACAAAACATTACACTGCAGTGGTATCATGCAGATACAAATACATACCATCACATTATAAATGATAAAGCTGTACCGGGTAAAGATGTCTACAACATAGTTACTTCCGATAGAATACACCTACATGCAGGAGATAGCATCTCCGCTTTTGACGGTGCAAGTGGCAATCTAGAAGTGTTTATATCCGTTAAACAATTCTATAACCCAGCACGTAATGCATAACGGGGTTGCAATATTAACTATAGTATGTTATAACTGTATATGTAAAACTAGACTCCAGTTGGTATTAAACCAACAGATTAAATCTAACTGGAGACTACAATGTTTAAGACCTGGGCTAAATCAGCACTAAAAACAATTCAAGACGCACAGCAACGACGAGCAGATTACTTTATTCTCACCCATATGTCTGACCGTGAGCTAAAAGATATTGGTATCGGCAGATCAGAAATAAGAGAACGATTTTATGGCGAGACAGCTAACTGAAAAACAACAAGCATTTTTGGATGCTTTGTTTGAAGAAGCCGAAGGCAACCCTGTAAAAGCTCTAAAGCTTGCAGGGTATGCCGAAGGTACGTCCTCGACTACTGTTATGTCCGTTTTAAAAGACGAGGTAGCAGAAAGAACTAGAGACTTCATCGCAACTCGTGGTCCTGCAGCAGCATGGGCTATGATGCAAGTAATGAGATCACCCACCGATTTGGGCAACAAAGAGAAGATGGCAGCAGCAAAAGACTTTATGGATCGTGCTGGTTTTGTTAAGACTGAAAAAGTCGAAGTAAAAACAGATAGTCCTTTGTTTATCTTGCCTCCGAAAGAAAATGAAAACTAAAACTTGGAAGTTACCTAAACCTGAAAAGGTTGATGGCGAATGGGAATGGGTACCGTTAGTAAGGATAGGAAGGTTTATTCCTTTTGGGTATAGACAAGACCCAGATGATCCTGATATACTACAACCAATCCCAGAAGAACTTGAGCTTTTTGAACAAGCTAAAAAACACTTGAACCAGTACAGCTATCGAGAGGTAGCTGCTTGGTTAAGTGAAGTCTCTGGTAGAAGTGTCTCCCATGTAGGTTTGTTTAAGAGGGTTAAGATTGAGCAAAAACGTAAGACAGCAGCTTCAATCCAGCGTTTCTATGCCCAAAGGTACAAAGAGGCAGCAGAAAAAGCGGAGAAGCTCGAAAGCAACAGACTCGGTAAAAGACGACCAGTCGCAGACAGTTCCAGCGCAGGTCAAACCACCGCCGATTGATGTGGAGAAAGCTCAGAGAGAAATACTCTTTGAGCCTAACCCCGGTCCACAGACAGACTTTCTTGCATCTACAGAGCAGGAAGTTCTCTACGGTGGTTCAGCTGGTGGCGGTAAGTCTTACGCAATGGTTGCAGATCCAGTACGGTATCTGAACAACCCTAATGCACAGATGCTTCTTGTTCGTCGTAGCACAGAAGAACTTCGGGAGCTTATCTCAGTATCTAAACAACTATACCCACGGGCTATCCCAGGTATTAAGTTTATGGAAAGAGATAAGACTTGGATTGCACCAAGTGGTGCTACACTCTGGATGTCGTACCTTGACCGTGACGATGACGTCATGAGGTACCAGGGTCAAGCATTTAACTGGATTGGTTTTGACGAACTTACTCAGTGGTCATCTCCGTATCCTTGGAACTACATGAGGTCACGTCTACGTTCTACCTCAAGCAGTGGACTACCCCTCTATATGAGGGCTACTACAAACCCTGGAGGTCCGGGTCACCAATGGGTTAAGAAAACCTTTATTGATCCCGGCAGACCTAGAGAAGCTTTCTGGGCTACAGATACAGACACTGGTGAAACTATCACCTGGCCTAAGGGTCACTCTAGAGCGGGTGAACCATTATTTAAAAGAAGATTTATCCCTGCCACTTTGTTTGACAATCCCTATCTTGCAGATGATGGTATGTATGAAGCTAACTTGCTATCCCTACCAGAGCATCAAAGAAGACAGTTGCTCGAAGGAGATTGGGATATTAATGAAGGTGCAGCTTTCCCAGAGTTTAGCAGAAAGCTCCACGTTATTGAGCCGTTTGACATACCTTCCAGTTGGGCAAGATTTAGAGCAGCTGACTATGGTTACGGATCTTACAGCGGTGTAGTCTGGATTGCAGTAGCTCCTGACGAACAGTTGATTATCTATCGTGAGATGTACGTACAGAAAGTTTTAGCTACTGATCTTGCAGATATGATTTTAGATGTTGAGTCCGAAGAGAAAATACGTTACGGTGTACTCGACAGTTCTCTCTGGCATAAACGAGGTGATACTGGACCCTCTTTGGCAGAACAAATGATTGTTAAAGGATGCCGATGGAGACCTGCAGATAGATCCAAAGGTTCTAGGGTTTCCGGTAAAAACGAAATACACAGAAGACTTCAAGTAGATGAGTTTACAGAACAACCTAGGATGGTAATCTTTAATACTTGTAAGAACTTAATCTCCCAACTACCATCTATACCTTTAGATAAGAATAACCCTGAAGATGTAGATACACATGCAGAAGATCACCTTTACGATGCATTACGTTATGGTGTGATGACAAGACCAAGAAGTAGTTTATTTGATTACAACCCAGCTTCAAATACAGGGTTTCAAGTAAGTGATCCAACCTTTGGCTATTAGGAAGTAATATGGAAGAAGACGAACTCTTTGAGAATGAAATGGCTATGGACTCCGAGGGTTCTAATGCTATTGAAGACACGGACGAAGGTAGTTACTCCGATCCTATGGCTGGTACAGTTGTGTCTCTGGTACAGGAACGGTACTCCAAAGCTTCTACTGCACGTGAGACTGAGGAAACTCGTTGGGTAAAAGCTTATCGTAACTACCGTGGTCTTTACGGATCTGATGTACAATTTACTTCCACGGAGAAATCCCAAGTATTTGTAAAAGTTACTAAGACAAAAGTCTTGGCAGCTTACGGTCAGATCGTTGAGGTACTCTTCGGCAACAACAAGTTTCCCATCTCTATTGATCCTACAACTCTTCCAGAGGGTGTAGCAGAGTCAGTAAACTTCGAGTCTAACCCAGACATGAAGAAGGCTAAGGCAGAGTTTTCTCCTGAGGAAATGAAGCTGCGTCCTGGTGAAACTACTATAGATCTACGTGAACGTCTTGCAGGGCTAGAAAATAAACTCTCTCCTGTAATAGATGAGTTAAAAGAGGGTACAGGTAATACTGCAACTGAGATTACCATTCACCCAGCAATGATTTCAGCTAAGAAAATGGAAAAGAAAATCCATGACCAGCTGGAAGAATCTAATGCAAACAAACAGTTACGTGTAGCAGCCTTCGAATGCGC